ATATTGTGTACGTACACATTAAAGTACGGATGAGACAAATATTTTGTTCGGGAGTTCCCGTTGGAGGACTTCGAGTTGTTTCATCTCTGATTTGAACACTCCACAAACGACTTGGATGCCATTCATCACCAGGGCTTCGATCATGTCAACATTAAGCCGATCGACTGTCCATATGCCATTGGGGGGAATAAACATGCTCGTGGTGATTGCAAAGACAAAAAGATCGACAATCGAGCAAATATGTGGAGGGTCGCAGCAATACTTGAAGATATTGCAAAGGTGCACGTTTTTTATGGTGTTCATCAAGTAACGAAGGCCTTCTTCAGTCCCCGTTCTCAATATGTTAATGTTATCGTTCGTGTTGATGATAGTAATTTTAAATGACACAACGGGGGCATACATCATGAGACTTCCCAGGTCGTTTACATCACCACGTAGGTAAAGCTGATCAACATCCCAGCAGCGACAATTGAGTCCTATCATGATGTAGCGTAAATCACATCCTTCTCCCTCAATTGTCAGAGACTCGAGATCCATGTAGTGAAAGTTCATTTGTGTAGCAAAAAACCGTTTCATGTCCACCTTGAGTGACATGTGATTGATTTGTCTGAAACTTGATGTTGAAACAGATCTAAGAAATGTTGAAATTGTATTGGAACTCGTCATGTCCCAATTCAAATGCAAGTAATCAGGCCACCTTCTCAAAACCTGACGCATTGAGTAACTGTCATAATTAGTTGCCCCACAAATGTATGGTGGTGCGTTGACCGTCTTGCATTTTTTGACAACATAATCTATTGTATTTACTGATATCTTGTCGTTGATGGCGTTTAGATAACTCATAATGAAGTCAACATTCATTGACATAGACTTGTTGACTTCTGAAGTTTTTGCCACATCTTTGAAACTGAATGACGACAGTATGACGGAGATCAATTCGACAGGTAGATTTGTCCAATTGGGCTTCAGACGCATCTTGCTCCGTGTCATCATCATGTCCGTATTTTTTATGTCTGCTGCTTTTAATATGAAGGTGTCGTTTGAAGACGGGTTCGATGCTCAAGAGTTTTTTTACATCTTATGTCAGACGTTTGTCATAGTAATCATTTCATTCATACACCCATGGCTAGCCCCAAGGGTGGAGGACAAGGTGAAGTCTAAAATGAGGAACAGCCTTGCTCTTACCATGCTCTTAGTCTTCTGTATTGCGTTCAGTTACACAGTGAACTTCATTCACTCTCTCGTGATAACTGTCATGTTCTTCTACGTGAAGTCACTTTTGATCAAGACATATTCGTAGACGCTCGTCAGGGGCAGAGAACGCCCATGGGGGACCGCGGTCTCAAGCTTCAGCGGTCAGCACGTTGGTGGTGAACAGCGTTTCAAGTTGAGACTGTATGGTAGACGAGGTTTGGCGCGCATCCGGAATGATACTCAGCAACTTCAAGAACGCACTCGACCTGGACGGCTTGTGCACTGAGACAACCGTGATGACTTCATAATTTTCTGGACCGATGGCGTTGAGTTCGTTGACAAGCACTTTGTATGCCGAGGTCATATCACCATTGTCATAACGAGTCGGTACCGGAACCATTCCACACTCCACAGGCTGGGGAAGACGTGTCAGGTTCTGTGTGACGCGTATCGCTAGGAAGTGGAACGAGGGTTCGCGCTTGCCTCGCTTCGGCATCCCGCGCACTCGCCACTTGATGAATGCCGGTCGGATTTGAGCGGGAAGCTTAGGATCACACATGTGTACCCCTTGGGGGAGCCACAGCCAGGAGGGTCCCTAGTGCCTTGGTTCTTGTTTCTTTTCTAAAGTTTAGAGAAGAAACAAGAACCAAGGCACTAGGGACCCTCCTGGCTGTGGCTCCCCCAAGGGGTACACATGTGTGATCCTAAGCTTCCCGCTCAAATCCGACCGGCACCCACTTTGCCGCCATGACAACTCGCGACACGCAGCCGGTCGCGGAGGCGCGTTCCACGGAGGCGCGTTCCACGCCTCACGAATCTTTCGAAGACGTGCAGGACAGGTTCTGGGATTCCGGATGCCGCGCTAGAGCACGTCGAAGCGTCCCACGGGCAGCCGTTCTCGTGTGCGTACTTGAGGCAGTCGAGGTGGCCGCCCTTCGCTGCGGCCATCGCCGGCGCGCTCAGGGTCAGCGCGGTGATCACGAACCTGCACCTTTACATCAACAATATCGGCGCTTCCGGCGCAACAGCTATCGCTGAGGCGGCTCAAGGTTAACGCCGTGATCACGGCAACCTCCACAGCAACAATAGCGGGCCAGCCATGGGCGCGGTCGTGAAGAGCACGGCACAGTGGACATCTGTATTGGTCATAAAGTACCTCAAACTCTTTTTTTGTATGTATTAACGACTGTTGAAATTGTATTGGAACTCGTCATGTCGGCAAGGAACGGTCCTAACTGATGCTAATAATTGTATATATGAGTGGGTTGTATATTTTAGTATTATTTGCATCAGTTAGGATCGTTCCTTGCCGACTTGACGCACGTCATAGCGTGCCACGGACAGCCGTTCTTGTGCACGTACTTGAGGCACTCGAGATTGCTCCCTTTAGTCATGGACATAGAGACCGTATCCCGCAAGTATACGCTGCCTCATTTCTGTCCCAAACACATTCCAAAACGAAGTGGTGTCGTCCCACGAGCAACCGTTGTTGTACGCGTACTTAAAGCAGTCGACGTGGCTCTCGAATCGTTCACATCTGAGACCGTTTACAAACGCATGACCTCCGAGAGCGTTGAATAACGTATGACCGTCCCACGGGCAGCCGTGCTCGTGCGCGTACTTGAGGCAGTCGAGGTGCCCCTCTTTAGCCGCTTCCGCGCACGTCCGCTCGTCCCACGGACAGCCGTGCTCGTGTGCGTACTTGAGGCAGTCGAGGTGCCCCCCTTTAGCCGCCGCCGCGCATATCGAAGCGTACCATGCGCAGCCGTTCTCGCGAGCCCATGTCAGCAACACGACAGATTGCACAACATTGGGATCGAATGCACGCTTGCTCGTCTGCGTAGGCATGCATTTTTTGAACGCAGTGCACGTCTGCTTCAGCGCTAGCTCGAGGCCCTTGACTGTGGCGTGTTCAAGGACGATCTCCAGAAGGTCATCGGGCAGCTTCTCCGTGAGCGAGAGCGGTTTAGAGTTAGGGTTAGGGTTAAGCAGCACGTCATTGTCCTCATAGCGCCCCTTGGGGATGCCGCGTGTGGCCACGCACGTGCCTAAGTGCACAGCGAAGTCCACCAGGGGCTTCACCAGGTCCTTGGGGCAGTTGTTTCCCGGCAGCACGCCCGGATGCAGGATATGCGGGGGCGGACCAGCCATGGGCGCAGTCGTGAAGAGCATGATCTTGCTGCACGAGGCGGTTGGGTTGATTCTCCTTTTGAAAGTCGATATCCTGTCGGGCAACTTCCTGTGTTGCTTTAATACAGAATTAAAGACAGTTTTTTGTATGTTTATAGTATGATATTTGTAGATCTGTTTTGTGGAATTGGTGGATTTTCACAGGCTGCTAAAAACAATGATCACGATCTCTTCCTGGCCGTAGACAATGACCCGCAAGTATTGAAGGTCTACACCAAAAACCACGCTGGAATAAATACACTATGCAGTGATATACAGTCTGAATGGAACGAAATACAAAAAAACATACCTCGAAAAGTACTTATTCATGCATCTCCACCAAAAAGACTTTTGTCATGGTTTTTGTTTGAAATGAACAAAGGAAAATGGTTATGGACACTCGAATGTGATTATTCTCGTGAGACGTTATCAATATTTATGGAAAAAGGTGTCAATTTTCACGTGATAAACTGCTGTGATTACAATGCTCCCCACGAATCTAAAAAAATAATTGCCTCAAATGTGTTCAAAGAAAGTCCTGTTTCAAACGGAAAGATATCAGTAAAACAACATTGGTCTAAAATTGGTGTAACACCAACTGCTAATCATTTTTGTTTTGAAAAATCAAAAAGGAGTATAAAATCACCTTGTTTTCATGTGAAGAAAACAAAACAAACATACTGGTGCAATTCAAATGATTCCAAAGAGTTCTTTACCATTAGAGATGTCGCAAGGCTTCAAACATTTCCAGAAAATTTTGACGTAAGTGGCTGTTGCATGAAGAATGTGCAATGTGTAACGCCAGTGTCGGTAGGTTTGTTGATTGTCTCACTCATAAAAATTCAGACTTAATCTTTACCTTTTTAGTTGATTCTTCTACCTCTTCTTTAGTAGAAATTTGCAATAAAATGAAGAATGCAACAGCAAGCAAAACTATCCTTACAATGTTTTCTCCGTTCGTTTTTTTGTTTGAGTTGTTTCTTACTAAACACATATGCCTTACGGTTCTTTGTTCAACTAATGGTCTTTGCAATCTCATATTATATATGTTATATTAGTTTTTTTTCTTGACATATAGTAACGACATGTTAGAAATTAATTCTAATGTGAGCATGCGTAACAAAGAAAAGCTTTTGAAAGATGCAGTGAGCATTGTGAAGGGTTACCATCTACCAAGATACAAAACGGAGGAACCAAACAAAGCTAAGGTAAAAAACGCAAAACTATTCAATGCTCAAATGAAAGATGCTAAATTGGCCGCAAAACGTGCCGAGACATTGAGGAGAGTTGCTGGTAACAACACAACTGGTGGAAGCAATGTAAGGGGTCGAATGATACCGACAGCCATGAGACTGAGAGTAAAGGAGGGTAACATAAGAACACTACAAGAATACAAGAACTACATACAGAAATACCAGGCGACTGTCCCCAACACGTTAAAGAACAATAGAGACAAGAATGAAAATTTCTTGAGAAATCCTAACAAATACAACTATGTTCTGTCGAATACAAACGAAAAAGGAGAAAGATTCGTATCTGTTAAAAAGAAGAAGCGGAATAGTGAAAGCACTGGAATGAACACCATGAACGAAGCCGTAATGAGATTGCGTCCAGGTAAATCTTTGAAGAGCATACCATGGCAGTGGTCTTGTCCGATTCCATTTGAAATGCAGTCTCATCAGTATACTGGTGCGATCACATCAACACGCTTAGGAAACAACAGTAACACCAATCCGACTAAGATCATTGAACAATACGTCCCTACGGGTCAGCTCTTATACCATTCTGCAGGGAGTGGGAAGACACTGCTGATGCTTTTGACGGTATTCTTTTGGATGATGAAGTGGTGGGGCACGCCATCTGTGTACACATTACCCCGTTCTTTAACAAATGTCAAGCAGAGAGGTATATGCAAAATGATAATTTTCATATCAGAGACCGCTCAAGTGAAAGAATTGAAAGGTCAAAACGGAATGGATTTGTTCATGAAGATCATGGGTAAAGTTTCGTCAAACAAGAGCTCTGATGCCTTGATCAAATTCAATGAAAAGTGGAATGAATTTTTGAACTTTCTCCCCGAAAAGAAAGTAGTTTTAAAATTTTCGCCAAAGGAGCATCCGGATTTTAAAATGAAACAAGTTCCACGTTATGCTGACAATATGTCGTATGGCAAAGTTAAGTCTTGGAGAGGAGAAGGAATTGTTGCAATAATGTGTAAAGGAAATCATCCTTTTTTTAGGAAAAGTGTACGAACTATGGGCATGATACAAGCCCAAGAAAGCGAATATACCACGAGTACTAAGTGGGACGCATACAAATTCGACTCTGAAGGTAAACCTATTTACCCGACTAGCTTTACTTCTAATTCTCAAAAAGGAATAGAGCTAAAAAGTCAATTTTCTCACCCCTGGAGAGGATACGGACAGTTGAACATATACTTGCAAAACGTCACTTATCTGTATTCTGTGATTAAGATGGTTAGTAAATCCAATACCAGAAGTGCTGCAGAAATGCAAAAAATGAACGATACTTACACAGATATCTACAAAAATTACCATGTTGCAAAGGGGGCGTATCATCTGTTCACAGAGGAGATGATTGTTCAACTGTATTCCCGAGTAAAAGTTTTTACAACAATGGCAGCAAGCGTTGCTGCAATGTCTCTAGTCGGTCCTGATGGCATGAGTCCAACATCTGGAATGCGTCTTCATTACAAGAACGTCAGCAATGAACCGTTGCAGGGAGATCAAGGTCTCTTAGAAATACTTTCAGAGGGCGATTTCATCCGCTTCAGAGTTGGAAATAACGAGGCAGATAAGAAAATGAATTTTACGGACGAAGCAAAGTTATCTGAACTGCGAGTAGCCTGTGGAGACCACTGGAAAGAATGGGCGGAAGCGAATTTAGGTGGAGTAAGTCCGTTCTACAAGGTGATGGGTACCAAAAAAGTTAAATATAAGAAAGGCAAAAAAGATGCAGAGTTCACATTTATTAAGCTACAAAGAATGTTGATACACTCCTTCACTAACCGTGGGAGTGCGTTTGACCCCATACATGAAGGAAATGCTGATGAAGTACTCAGCGAAAAACAGTCAAGCACGAGTACGACAGCTTCACACTCAAACATCAAGAAAGGGTTTCAAATTTACGATTTAGTAAGACCGTCATACGAACCTCAACCAGTCGATCCTATTGAAACATTCTGTGATTCAGCAGATATGAGACCGGCCCAACAATCCTTACCGTCTCAGGCACTCAAACTCATCCTGGCTAACTCTGGTGCGGAAATGCGCGACAAAAAGACGTATCAATTGACACCCAAGGAAAAACCGAATGGCTCATCCGATTGGGGGGCCAATCTAAAAAAAGTCGGCCTCGCCTCGAATAACTTGTGGTGGGTGTCATATGGAGAACATGAGCACTGGACAGGAGGAGAAGACGACAGGGCGGCAAAATGGGACAACTTGAAGGAAGCTATAAATGGCACGTTAAAAAAACCGAGTGGTGAAGATTTCCTTCTTAAATTGAAAGAAAAGATTATGGCAGCACCTAAAATGCCCGATACACTCCTGTTGGGCATGACTAGTCAAATGGCATTGCAACTTTTTCACAAGTTACCTGATGGTGCACTCTTCATTGTGGATGAAATACAGAAGTATGTTGGCAATCAGGACAAACCAGGCAATTTAAGTTCAATAAACAACATAGTAGAGAGACAAAATTTCTACTGTATGTTGTCAGAAGCAGTCAAACCGAAAGACGAGTTGTGTGCTGCAGACAAGAACAACACAAGAGGTGGTACTAATAAGAATATTTTTAACAACAACGACAATAGATCAAACAAGAAAAGCACTAGCAAGGTAGAGAACTACGAAGTATTTTGTAAAAGAGCTGCTGCATTGGCGAACAACCCTAGTAACAATATGTTAGAAGGCAAGAAGACGGATCCATTCCTCTTGTTGCCACATATGAAGCCACTGAAGCACAGCGACGCTAGTAGCGCGAGGAAGTTCACCAAGTCCCCTGGAGGGGGCTACATCCAGGGGGCCTCTGCAACCCCCAGCATCGTAGACCTGGACGCAAAGGCATCGAACTCAGTAAACGAGCTAGAGCGTATGTGGCGGCTCATTGGATCGTGCAGAAACCAAGTCATAACACCTATCAATAGGAGTATGCTCAAAGCAGGACGAGAAATAACAACAACGAGTGGTAAGAAAGTTACGCAAAACATAAACTTGGTGAAGAATACCTACAGAAAGAAAATGAAGAGATGGCTTCGAGATTCTAAAATTCTGATATCGTTCATAGATCTTAGTATGGACCCTACCAAGGTTCCCTTGTCCACAGGGAGGGGTAAAAATTCAATTACCAAATCGAGTAGTATTGTGCAAGTCGACCTAGATATGAGGAATCGCAAAAAAAGGCTTCACGAATTTAACTTCGGAACTTCGAATTCTGTTGAAGATAGAATAGGCTACCCGACCATGAACCTGCAAAACAACAACAATGCACCGACCAGGGCAACAAAGAAGGCACCGACCAGGGCAACAAAGAAGGCAACGACCAAGTCGGGGGGCAAGACCAACGCGGCGAAGGCAAACAAGACGAATGAGGCATTAAAGGGGAAACAGACACAGTCCGGGGGGGAGCGCGATTGGGGAGAGAATGTATCAGACGTATATAGAAGACACAAGGCTCTTATGGATAATGACAGGCAGAAACGAGCCATGAGATTGGTGTGATTTTCTACTTAAAGACAGTCCGACACTGGTGGCCAGAAACAATGGTTGGACAGAAGCTTGTCGCGTGGCACATTGATGGAATTGAGGCAGTCATTGGCAATATTGCCTATGGCGAATGCCGTCAAAATCAGAGCGGTCTTGGGAAGTCGTGCAACATGAACTTCATGGATAACGGCACGCCATCACGTCTCATTGTGCAAACACCGAAAATGTATGCCCCCTTCGGTGCAAAGGAATGGGAGGCCAGGGAGCCCGGTAAGGCTCCCAAGTGGGATCTCGTTCTCAACTTTAACAACAATTCGGTCATGATGACTCAGTTCACGGAACTTATCCAGCAAATTGATGAGGCAAACATCACCTTTGCCTTTGAAAATCAAGAGGCTTTCTTCAATGAGAAGGGCAAGAGTCGTGACATTATTGCAGATCGGTATTCGAACATTTTTAACAATAAGGATACCAAGTACGACCCCAAGCTCAACACCAAGCTGGACGTGCGCCAGGGGACTTACCAGGGTCAGGTCTACGACAGCAAAGCAGAGCTGCAGCCACTTGAGTACGTCACTGCTCAGTGTGTAGTGCAGGCCCTTATCGAATTCGGAAATATGTGGGTTGTCGACAAGCGCTTTGGCATGACTGTTCGCACCATCCAAATGATGGTTCACAAGCAAGAGGCTATCACCGGTCTTGCGATCACACCGATGGATACGGACGAAGATCCCCTAATGCACACCCACGACAACGCTGAGTCGAATTACGAGGAATACTAGTTCCTCATCCTAACAAGGGGGCGATCACAGTATTTGGACTCTTCCGATTTTTCTGAGGTGTTTTGGACTTGGGTTTGTTAGCGTTTGCGGGTAGCTTGTTGAGGGGCTTGTTGAGGGGCTTGTTGAGGGGCTTGTTGAGGGGCTTGTTGAGGGGCTTGTTGAGGGGCTTGTTGAGGGGCTTGTTGAGGGGCTTGTTAGTTGGTGTTTTCTTGTTACCCAAGTTTATAGTTTTCAAGGTTCTATTATACATTTGCGAATATAATAAACGTTTCACCGCGTTTGATTTATTCAAAGGATTCGTCTGAAGTAAAGATGAAATTTCAAAAGTACCACTAAAAATCACATCAATATTCTTAGGAGCCTTATCCTGGAATAATTTCAATGCTGCATACATCTTTTTCAAAGAACGTACAACTTTACTATCTTCTTCATTCGAAGGATTTTTCATCTTTTGGTAAAAACTAATAATTGATTGTGCATGGTGAAGTATTTTTGAATACTCTTTTAATATTTGAATTTTATTGAGCGTGGCAGTATTTTCAAATTGTTTCATCAATAGAGGTAATTTTGATACTTCTACAGATTTCAAAGATTTTTGAGATGATATTTTCTTGGTAAAACTTACAAATGCAGTAGATTCGAATGTAGAATTGTTTTCAGCTAGAAGCAATAAAAATTCTCTTGGAATTTTGCTGCTTTTGGTAGAAGCCCATTTTAAATACTCTTGATCATATATGTCAGTTATAGAAGTAAACAAAGTCTTAGCTAAATCGTGTACAATCTTAATCCTGGAAGCTGGTATTTGATTGAATATCATTGCTATTTGATCTATTATTCTATCATCAATAAGTGCTCCCGATTTAGTCTTGTTTGAATTTTTCAGCTTACTTTTTATAGAGTTTATGTTATTTTGACTCAACTGAAAAATATTCTTCATGAAAAAATTCGTTTTTATACACCCTGTATCATATATAGCCTTAGATATTGTGGGATCTTTGTCTAATTTTTGCATTCGAAGCAAAACACAACCCAGCCGTAACAACAACTTCATTGTATCCTCTTTAGACTTCAACAATGAAGCACCAAAATATTCATCCGTGCGCTTAGCGATCTCCTCTAATAATTCGTCACTTGTTTTAGATTTATAAGACATGTTTCTGTCGATAACTTTTGCAAGTGCTGGTTGCAATAAACTAACAGATGTTTGAGGAAGACTTTTTAAGTCTCTTTGTCTCACTGTTCTCAGCGTTTCTTGCCACTTCCTCGGGGCATTATCAAAGGCTTGGAGCGCAAGTTTAATCAAATAAGGAGGTTGTTTCATACTAATATTACGATATATTAAAAAACAACAGAACTCACTTTCATAATAAATGGTCAAAGCTTCCAAGGCTACCAAAACTACCACCTGCTTAGGGTTAGAGTTAGGGCAAGTCTCCTTTGTGACAGGAGAGAAACAGCATTACCATAATATGTCCATTGCTTTGTATTAGGAGTATTTTAAACGCATTATCATAAGGAGAGAAACGTTTTTGGGTAGGGTGTGGATGAATGTTGTTACTTTGTAAGAGAAGTGTACAAAATTGGATCTTTCCTCGTGGGTAATTTGGCCCAATGATATGTACTTTCATTGACGTCACTCCACGCGTCCCCAACAGTAAGACCAATGGGTCTTACTATGGAAATATTTCTCCTCAGCACGGATTTAAAATTTTGGAGTCTAGGATAATGGTCGTTGGCGTAATATTCATGCAGTTTCATATGATTGTGTTTGAAATTAGCCATCACAATACTCCTACTAACGTTTGTATTAGGTCGTGCTGTAATAAGTGTTATGTACATTCCTGATGAAACGGCATATTTCAATACATCAACTATCTGTACAATAGGCCGATAGAGCGGCAACGCTTTCCTATCTCCGTGTGCAAAATCACGACCACCAGCATGTACGTGACCGATAACAGTGTTTGGATCAAAAAGAGTATCATCAAAATCAAAAACAATAACGGAACCTTTAGGAAGCTTGCTTATCCAATTAATACAAAGAGTTCTTGCTCTATCAAGCTCCCCTGGCACAGACACCATAGACTCCTCTTTTCCTACAATCAAAAATAACCCGGCAAAGAAAATACCCAATGGCAATGCAAAAGTACTCATCTTATATGTAAGAATGTTTTTTCTGTATACGAAGATGAGTAAATTCTTAGCATGTCTCCTCCCCTCTCCTCCTTTAGTGGGTTCCACACGTGTACCCCAAACACCTCATCTGAGAACGAGCACATCTCACAATCAAGCCAGCCATGTCCGAAGATGGAAAATCAATGTTCAAATATTTCTTCCTTGAACATGCTTATTCCCTGGCTTACACATTCTGGCAGAGTATGGGGACTACAGAAGAGGTATGCACTCACAGAATCGATCTTGTTTTTCGTAACAATGAATTACAATTTGACCTCGCAACTTAAGGTCACACTTGGTTAGGTGCCGACGGAGAACCACCTAGGTCCGATCACCTAAAACAGACTAAAAACCACGAGCACAGCCGTGCTCGTGGGCGTACTCGAGGCAGTCGAGGTGGCCGCCCCTCGCCGCGGCCACGCATGTCGAAGCGTCCCACGGGCAGCCGTGCTCGTGGGCGTACTTGAGGCAGTCGAGGTGGCCGCCCCTCACTGCGGCCGCGCACGTCCACTCGTTCCACAGGCAGCCGTTCTCGTGGGCGTACTCGAGGCAGTCGAGGTGGCCGCCCCTCGCCGCGGTCGTGCACGTCCACTCGTTCCACGGACAGCCGTGCTCGTGTGCGTACTCGAGGCAGTCGAGGTGGCCGACCGCCGCTGCAATCGCGCACGTCCACTCGTTCCACGGACAGCCGTGCTCGTGCGCGTACTTGAGGCAGTCGAGGTTACCTCCCGCCGCTGCATTCGCGCACGCCTCATTGTTCCACGGGCAGCCGTACTCGAGCGCGTACTTGAGGCAGTTGAGGTGGCCGTACGCCGCTGCATTCGCGCACGTGTCCTCGTTCCACGGGGAGCCGTGCTCGTGCGCGTACTTGAGGCAGTCGAGGTGCCCGCCCCTCGCCGCCATATCGCACGTCTCATTGTTCCACGGGCAACCGTTCTCGTGCGCGTACTTGAGGGAGTCGAGGTGGCCGCCGTCTGACGCGGCCGAGCATGTGAAAGCGTCCCACGGACAGCCGTTCTCGCGTGCGTACTTGAGGGAGTCGAGGTGACCCCCTTTAGCCGCGGCCGCGCACATGTCCTCGTTCCACGGGCAGCCGTGATCGTGTGCCCACTGCAGCAGCGTCACGGATTCGACGACCGTCGACATCTTGGTGCGCGTCTTCTTAGGCATGTACTCTGCGAACGTGGTGCACGTCAGCTTGATCATGAACTCGCATCCCTTCATGGTGTCGTGTTCAAGCAGCTCCTTCAGAAGGTCGTAGCTCAGCTGCGACAGTGAATCCATGACGAGCGGTTTTTTGAGAGGCGGTCCGGTTTGAGGGGTACACATGTGTACCCTCCAGTTTTGGTACCAAACCGGATCGACCAACCCGATCGACCAACCCGATCGACTGCAAAAAACAGATTGACCTATCGGGTTCGAACCCGAGTCCTCGTCATACTGGTCTGCTTCCTATAAGGATCAGCTGGATAAGATCCACAGTGTGGTGACGAATCTGTGAGGTTGCATCCGGCAAACTGCCGGATGGGCAGGGGAACACAAGTGTATCATAACGTAGTTTGTGTTTTTGACATAATAATAATGAAAAATTTAAAATCGAAAAGAAGTAAATCAAGTGTTTCTTATGCAAATATATTCAAAGTCTCCTTTGTATCAGGTGCACATGTCAGCCATTTTTTTCAGCCAATTTGTCAGTACATACAGGGTGGAACCTGCCCGATTGGAAACAAGGACCCAGAGACGGTATGAAATTGAAAATAGCAGATTATGTTTAAATTTATGTTTCTAATGGTCTAGATATGAGAAGTATGCAGAACTTCTATGCTGGAACTACTTCCCCGTAATACTGATAATCAAGATGCTGATACTCCATGACTTGTACAGTTCCCGCCGGGCATGAAGAGCCTAAAAAACATGACACTTCTGAATTCGTAGGAAGTGTCCCCTGACAACACGCGTTCAAGCCATTACAAAATCTAGATTGTGAGCCCGTGTCACACAATTTTTTCCCAATCGGTATACATCTCCCTTTTCCACACTTTTGACCCTTTAGACAATCGTATGTTGAACCATCGGGTTTATCATCACATCTGAGCCTATTTGGAGGGATACACGATCCCCGTCCGCACTGTTCGATTACTGAACAATAATAAGCACTGGCAGCATCGCGACACAATATTTTTTTATTACTAGCGGAATTCTCTTGCATACCATATTGTGCTCTTAGTTGAGCAATGTTGTTACTAGCGGAATTCTCTTGTATACCATATTGTTCTCTTAGTTGAGCAATGTTGTCTCCGGGGGAGATTTCATAACCCGGACACCCGCTGGTACATCTTGCGGGTTCACAAGTTGTGGTCGATCCAACTGTTGATTTGAGACATGAAATCGAGCTTTGCGAAGCGGTTGACTGTGCCATTCCTGGACAATTGACGGAACACCCGGGGGGAGAGCAACTTACGTCACCATTAACACTAATCATAGAGCAATGAGAAACACTACTACTTACGGATGGACCACCACCTAGTGATCCAGAACCAACTGCGGGTGGGTTTCGTGATGTGCTACTAGACCTAAACAATTTAGCAAAAAAGTAGTATATTCCCAAAGTAGCAAGTGTTACAATAACAATTTTCCATTTAGGGGGAAGTCCTCTAAACCATTTTGTTATTGTGGTATTCGATCGAGCGATAGGGACGGCCTGACCCTGAGCGATAGTTACGGCCTCACCCTGAGCGATAGGGACGTCCTCACCCTGAGCGACGGGAGCGATAGGTACCCTTATATTTTTTCCTGGTGAATTACTAATTTCTTTTGCCCCCACAGGGGGACCAGGCGCAAGTTTTCTATTGCGCATTTCTTTTTCTTCTGCAAATGCCTTGGTGTTTTTTATCACACGTTCATTTGATGGTGGAGTATTACCTTTCGCCTGATTCATTCTATAAGCTTTACCAATTATATTTAATTATTTTTTTACCATTTTATCTATTTTACCTATTTTTTCTTGGGGGTACTCGGGTGTATCACCCATCACTAGTACCGGGTGGTATAACAAAATGTATTTTTCGGAAAATTTTTCAAAAATTCTGATCAACTTTTTTGAACTCAAAAAAAAAATTCCCCCCAAAAAAATTTGAGTTCAATTTTTTTTTTCAAAAATTTGGGTCTCCCCCCCCCCTCTTGCATTTTTCTTCGCGAAAGATTTTTAATTTTTTTTATTTTTTTTATAAACAAATTGGTAGGAGAGATATCAGTGATGGTGTGTCAGGAGAGAAGGCGGGATACACGTGGGATACATGTATCCCACGTGTATCCTATTAAAAAAATTTATTATGTATAAGAAAATGCCAAGTACTGAGTATAAGGAGCCACGAACATGTGAATGTGGTTATACAAGCATGGGCATTAATAAATGGTCCGCACACAAAAAGAGATGTCCATTAGTGAAGTCTGATAAAGATACATTGATAGAACAGATGAAGCAACAACTGGAAAAGAAAGATGAGCAGATGAAAGAACAGTTAGAGGCAAAAGATCAGCAAATGAAAGAACAGTTAGAGGCATCGAAAGAACAGTTAGAGGCAAAAGATCAGCAAATGAAAGAACAGTTAGAGGCATCGAAAGAACAGTTAGCAGCGAAAGATAATCAGATACACGATTTGATACGTGAGGCGAAGCGGCCCCGTACCGTGAATAATACTACGAATAATAACCGTTTTGTTGTGGAGCAGCATATTCGAGTGTTTGGGAATGAATCTGTTGATCATATAAGCACCAGTCAGATTCAATCTCTACTTGCGGACCCCTCTAATGCAGTAAGTCAGTACATAAAATTGAAGCATCGTAAGGCCCCGGGAGGGGTGAACCAGAACATTCGAATTCCGAACAAGAATAAGGCGATCTATCAGGTGGTGGTACCAGGTGAGGGTGAGGATAAGGAGTGGGAAAACAAGGCGAAAGGAGAAGTGCTAGAAAAAATGTACGATGATTCTAGCGGTCAATTGGAAGCCGAGGCAGATGAAGAGACGAAAATTGGATATAATTTTCTTAATCATCAAGATAAGGTAAAACTGTCAGAGTCGGGTGCCGATGGAGGCCGTCTTTATAAGGACCAGTTGGATAAAATTCATAACATTTTGTGAGATTTTATGAGCCTGCTTCTAGCATTTGATACACTTCCAGTTAATTTGTTGAACTCATGTGCGTTTTCTATAGAATATTTTTATTTCATATTCACAAAATATATTCCTAAAATAACCAAAAGCGAGCCCATAAGTTGTTTCATTGCACATAATTTTCTTAATTTCATTGCATCATAAACCATTGTAAAAATAATTCCAAATCCTGACCATATAGTGTATGCGACAGAGAGTTCAAACTTTTGCAATGCCTTTGGAAACAAATAGAATGAAAATCCATACCCCATATACACCGGTGCAAACCACATTTTATTGTTTATGGTTTTTGTGAGCATAATTGTTGATGCTGTCTCTAGAGCAATAGAAGAAATTAGATAACTCTCCGGTGAAATCATACGTATTTGGTTTGTTAGTGTGTTAGTCTGAAGAGAATGAAGGTGGTGAAGAAACATTATTCAGATTTCACTTTTCAAATTCTTTTAAATAAAAATAACATGCATTCACTTTTGTTCGGGTTTGGGCCACCCCCTTGGAGGATTTGAAGCGTCCAAAGGAGTAGAATTGTGGTTTGGTGGTAGTTTTGGTAGTTTTTGGTGACTTTGACCATTTTTTGTGGTGGTTGAGTTTTTTTTCTTTAAGTGTTTCGGCTAGAAGTGAATATTTATTGTGAGTTTTCATAGTAAAATGGAACTCGAACTAAAAATAATAATTTTGAAGTTCATTCTTTCTGTTATGAGCGTATATTTGATGTCAGCAATGGGAGGGGATGGTATAGGAGATCTTTTGATTCCACCAGAGGAAAAGGAGCAGAGAGATGATGCAATACTGGTTTTGAATCGATTAAAAGAGAAATTTCCTATTTTAAACAATGTAAGTTTGACTTCTCATGAAACATTGGTAGCATCTGCACTGGTGGAGCCCAAAGAGTCTAATAAGTTTGAAAATGTAGGTGGACACGATGAAATCAAGCGCGAATTGACTTTGCACATTGTTGTTCCAATGCAAAATTCCGACGTATTTTACAAAAACAAGTCTCTTAGACCACCGAGTGGAATCCTGCTATCGGGTCCACCCGGCACTGGGAAGACACTGCTGGCAATGAGCCTGGCATCAGAATGTAATATCCCATTTTTATCGATCAAACCAAGCATGGTAGAACAGAAGTACTTTGGGGAATCACAAAAGATAGTTAAGGCAATCTTTTCGTTTGCTGACAAGATCCAACCTTGTATCATTTTTATAGATGAGATAGATTCCATGCTGAGGAATCGTTCTGATTTTGAACACGCATCTACTTATTCGATTAAGACTCAGTTTTTGCAAGAGATGGATCGTATTGAGAACGAAGGGATGAGAGTAGTCGTGGTCGCTGCGACCAACAACCCGCATGGTTTGGACAAGGCCCTGTATCGCAGGTTACCGCGGTCGTACACGGTCGATAAGCCAGGGCTGCAGGCTCGCGCGGATATACTGAAGCGACTGACTGCGAACGAACAACCTCCCGTCAAGCAGCCCGAGATCGACTGGATAGCGGAGCAGACCGACGGCCTGAGTGGCTCAGATCTGAAGGATGTGTACAAGGCTTCTGCTGCCGTGAGAAATGAGTTCTTTTCAAAACAGCTGTTGAAATCGGGTGTGATTAGTACTTCACCTGGGCCCATTCGCAGGCCCCACTGGGACAGTGCTATATCCAAGATTCGTCACACCCAGCGGTTCTCTTGAGCATGTGTGTGGTGCTATTCCCTCCATGGTCTCCAGGCCTTCTAGTGGGCAATCTCGTGGGGTTGGGTAGGGAGGGCGGCTGGTCTAAGAGAGTAAGAGTTTGATATCCGATAAGAATTGTTCTTTTTGACCCATATCGAGCCTTGTTGTGCTTGTTTGAACAGCGTACGTCTTGAACAATACTCCTGAGAATATCATGGTCCATATACCAACCATGAATAGGTATAGGAAGTATTCAGTGTTTATCATTAATATTGACGTGCTTAAGATTGAGAATCCTGCTATAAATACTATGAAAACTTTCTGTTTTGTATTCATGTATAGTAGCTTTATAAAATTTATTTGTATAATGTAAATGGAAAAATCCAAAAGATTGACTTTGCAGAAGTCTATACAGGATCTGGGGTTTGGAAAGAAATTGATGAGAATGCCCTTGGTAAATGCTGCAATAGAAACAATGAAGTTGTTGTTAGATGGTCATCCCAAAGCAATGAAAGTAAGAAAGGTTACTATAGCAAGGTATGCAGCAAGTTTGATAGGTTATTATAGAGGTAAAATAAGTTTGCCTACAAGTAAAATATCATCTCTTGAGAAATTGGACAATTTTGTAAAGTTGTTTGTAAGAAACTTATTCATTTCAAATGGAAAGATTCAAAACATCAAATTCTTTACTCAATTGTTTGGAGTAGAATTATTGGAAGAAAGAGTTTCATTGAACAAAGTGAAACAGAATCCATCACCTGCATCTGTACTTAAGTATTCGATTCAAAAAAGACCCATATCTGATTTCCAGACAGTCTCTAATTTAAAGAAATTAAGAAAGATGTCTATTGATAAAATGCAATTGCTACTGACACCCAGAGGCAAATTCAATCCTAAGTTAGGAAGTTTGAATCAGGTGAGAGCTCAACAGCATGCTATTACATTGTTAAAGAAGTTTTCAAAAACAGTAAACGCTGGTAAAAGATTGGCGTTGGCTACATTGATAGAGCAGCTTCAAAAAACTAAAAATTTGAACAGAGAATTGCTAAAAAATATAAGACAGCATTCTTCATAAAAAAATAAAAATGTTACATAATATTAACATGGATGTTTCAGACAACACCCTGGGATCATGGACAAGAACTAAAAACGACCAAACCACTTGTGATAACGACAATTATAAGAATACAGAGTTATATAGCTTCATGACTTTTTCGCCTGATTATCTCACTCAAGGATCTTGTGTCGCGGGTAACACGCAGAATTGTACGAGCTATGCAGCTATAGATGTCGACAAGGAATCTAGATTTGGTGTGCTAACTAATTTGAATGAAATTCAGAGAGATACCACCAATGATATTTCGATGGGACTCAAAACTACTCCCGACTTTAGTAGTGGAAAGCTCATTGATCCTCGATTGATCCAAGACATGAGCACACTGGAATCGAAGTTCGAACACACTACCAGACTGAACATACCGGCTTCGTCTCAGATGAATGAACATCAGTTCGATGAGGAGGCACGCTACCTGAACAGTATGCCTGATGTGTTCGCGAGAGATGCGATTCGCGTTTCGAGTAGAGTGTCTCGCAGAAACACGTACGCAGACTCGTGCAAGCGTGCTTAACCCCCGGGCGACACTGGCGCCGAGCCAGCTGCGTCCCCTAGGGTGGTGCGGGACAGGTGGAACTCGTGCCGGCGGCTTGCTTCTCATTGTAGTGCTCACGCAGGTTGTTTTTGACGTTCTTGGAGATCTCGTGAATCTGTTTGATCTTCATCATCCGCTCGGTCGTGGTCTTCTTGCTCTCAGCGTCCAGACTCGTCTCGTCCGGCACCTCGATAGGGATATCATACGAGATGAGCTTGGTGTCCACAGTGCCCCATTGGATACGACGAACAGGGAACTTAGGGAACTCCTCTTCGCCCCTTCCTCCGTTGTCTCCGTTGTCTCCGTCACCCGGGGTGAAGCCGAGCGGCTGAACTTTGAGCTCCTTCTGCGCCTCATCGATCTTGACCGCCATGGCATACTGCTTGGCACCGATGCTCATCCGTTGCAGCGACGACGGCATGATGCTCAGGGCGATACGCTTCTTGGCGCTTAGCGACATGTCCCTGGTGGCACGAGTCTTGCCGATCATGCGGAAGATACGGTCGCGCTTCGTGATCTTCTCAAGCCACGGGCTGAAGGCGACGGTTGTGATCATGGCTCGCCGGTATTGAGAGACGGTCAGCTTTGACGGGTTTGAATTTGAAGGGGGTTGGGGTTACACATGTGTGATCCTAAGAGGGCGTGCTGCAGGCCGTTTGAATTTGAAGGGGATGGGGGTTACACATGTGTGTCCCTAAGGGGCCGTGCTGCACTGGGGGTACACATGCGTACCCCTCCAGAACTTCGAAAGGCCACATTGTGTTTGAGACGGGCTTCTTCTTTTTTTCCAGTGTGTATAATATAATATGAAAAGGAAAACCCAGCTAGGCGTCTAGCAGTACCGATTAAAATGGAATTTGCTTTTGAACTGTAATAGAAAGAATGTTTGTGATGTCCACAGGTCGTATGGTAAGCAGTTTATGTTACTCAGTTTGAGCATATCTTCTCCATTGATTGTGTTTTTTTGTATAAATCCGTTTTCTGAGCAAATTTTTCTGATTGCTGCAACTGAAATTGTTTTTATTGGTTGTTTGTGATATTGCATCTGCATATTATCATCTCTATCAATGTATATTATGTGCGACATAGCGTATTGTGCCGCGAGCTCTCCGTCTACACAAACAATGTAAAGAGTGGTGCCCTCTGTACATCTATTGTATAATTTTTGTACGATTCCTTTGAATTGAGTTTCATTCATGACGCATCTGTATAGGTGTATCCAGACACAAGAAACCTTTTCCTGCTGGGTCGAGAAGACAAGAAAGGAGTCCATGTATATCTGCCCCTGTTTTGAGTTGAGATTGCAGTGTGCAACTCGTGAAGGGGGCCTGGAGGGAGCGCTTTCGCTTACGTGTTTGCTTTCTTTTTCTGAGACTGTAACACAAAGAACCTTTGAAAAATTAGAAGATGAGTATATTTGCATGTCATTTGGAAATGTGAATATATCCAGACAAATTCCACTGTTTTCTAATTTTAATAGCTTTGACTTGACTATGTTCAAGTTTTCTAGCAGAGGATGCATTGTTCAAAATTTACTAGTTTGTTTTTTTTAAGTTTAAAATTTCTTCACTGACACGTCTTTATGTTCCGTGACGGCCCGTGTCCCCTGGATTGCCACCCATAATGTGTTTGCCCTTTCATCGGTTTGTTCTACATCCGTTTGTTCTGAGAGGTACTTTTCGATTTGGCTGATCGCGTCGTCCTTTTTGAGTGTTTTCGTTCTCTTACTTGTTCTCACGGATATTTCTCCACTCTTTCCGTTATGAGATACATTGCACACGTCAAGTGAAGTTGCTTCCATGAAGCCGAGGACCACTGCTTTGAGAGCCTTGAGTTTCTCTCTCACTTCTTTTGCTTGTGCGTTGTGTACTTTGAGCGTTTGGTGTGTTTCTACGAGATTCTTGATGGCCTGCTTGAACTGGTGTTTCTCTTCATCGTCCATGGTAGAACTGTTGTGATTTCTCACAATATTTCTTTTAAGCAAAAAATATTTTACATCGTGCTATCTACGTACACGTTTTCGTTAATCAAAAAAAAAGTGCGACTATTATTCTGACTAAAAAAACAAAGCTCACATCAGTAAACATGCCTGGTGCTTTTTTAAAAGGAAATTCATCCTTCCCAGGGTCTACATTTATTGTGGATGAAGTTTCTAGACCCTGGAACATGGAAGGAACTGCAACTTCCACAATCATAAACAACACAGACTTTACCTCCGACTCTTTGTGCACCGTACAATACTACAAACTCAAGAATATTGTTTGGCTTTACATCAGTGCGTTACTGAAACCGAGCTCGCTACCGTACATCGGTGTAGAGAACGACATGTCATACATATACACGGGTGACTTCGAATTCTCAAACGTAAACACGGAAGCAAACATTCAACTTGATGCTATCCTCTCAGCAGCACCCTACCATTTTGAAACTAGCATAAACATTGATGATTTTAAAACCGGAGTATTCTTCGATACAAATTTATCTGCCGTCATGGGGATGGTTCACCTCAATGGAATCCTAGACCCGACACGGTTACGCATAACTATACCTACCGGTATGTTGCCAAATCACGAATACAACGTTTGCGGCACGATTATCTACGAATGTTTATAAAGGCAGTCCCTCACAATGCGAACTTAAAGGGAAGGCAAGAAGAAGGACTGAGATCAAGTAGAACAAACAAGACAACACAGGCCTGAATATAAAGGTGCTGTGCGATGACCAGTTAGCCACTAGGATGTATCAAAGTTCGTGTTAACGGCTGGCCTGAATGGAGAGTACTGGAATGTGAAGAATCAACACCATCAGAGAAGGTAAAGTGCATGTATATATATATAATTAATGGAGGTGATTAATTATATGCAACATAATCGGATTTTTTTATTTTTAATAGTAATTATGAAGAGGACCCTCAGAACGAAATTGGAATCACCTAGGAGAACCACCTAGGTCCGATCACCTAAAACAGACTAATGTATGCATTGTTTCCTTCGTTTTTAGTTAGTTATGAGTCTAAAGTTTGGTTAGCATACAGCAGCTCTTAAAATGTTGTTTTTGTACCATTAATGTGGATTTCTATTCTTCGTATACTATGGGGAAATGTGTGGTAAATATAATTTCATGATTTTGGGCATTTTCCATAGGAGAAGTTCAGGTGGAGCTATGAAAATTATATTTACCACACATTTCCCCATAGTATATACCTACTTACTATATAGCCTTAGTCCTTAGTCGTGGTTATTATTTTCTCAAGTTCAAATTTTGTACAATTGAAACAACATATTAATTTTACGCTTGGTTGAATATTTTTTAGTACGCAATATGTTTCGCATGGTTCATGGCATACTGCACAGACCTTTATTTTACTGCATTCGCAGCCCATACTACAGTACTTTAAGTTTTTTATTTAAAGCAATGTAAGTAATTCTAGTAAGCAATGGTTGCATCAATGAATACAGTCGATTTGTTTTGCGGATGCGGTGGATTTTCGCAAGGGTTGATAGATTCAGGTTACGATGTCAAAATGGGGATTGATTATGATAAAACGATACTGGAGACATACAGATCTAATTTCGAGCATGCTGCCGTGGAGCATGATTTAAACGATTGGAAGAGGGCGATTGAATTGATTAAGGAAACTGTTCCAGACTGTAATGTGATAGCGGGTTCCCCCCCATGTACAGAGTTTTCGAGAGCGGGCCAACAATTGGAATCTGAGATAGCTAGCTTGACTGTATGTTTTGCAAATATTGTGACTTCAATTCTTCCTGATTTCTTCATAATGGAAAATGTTCCAGATGTGTACCAGTCGAATTCACTATCTGAAGCAGTGAACATTTTGACGGAGTACGGATATTCGGTGACGTCAGTGGTGAAAGATGCACGATACACGGGTGTACCTCAGAATAGACGCAGATTCTTCATGATTGGGTGTGCCTCTACGGCGAAGAACCATGCAATTTTGTCTAGCATATGCCAGGAGGCGAAGAAGAACGAGCAGATGATAGGGGTCAAACAATACTGTGAGAAGATCGGACTTGATTGTCCGGATTTTCTGTACTTTTTCCCTCGCAATAAGTTCCAGGCGCAGGTAGTTGATTCGAATTTCCCGTATCCAACCATGAGATCCACAAATGGCGTTTGTATGAACAAAAATCCGCTCACACCAGGGTACGTGAAGAGACCCAATGATGCTGCTGTGTTGGACGTGGCGGAAACAATATCGATTCCTCTTGCATCTGCAATATCGTCATTTCCTCCTAAATTTGTATGGCCCGAAAATAGAAAGTATGTTGGAATACAGTTAGGGAATTGTGTCCCTCCCGGGTTGTCGAAGTGGATTGGTGCACTTGTAGCCGAGCATATGACATTTGTGGACACCATGCCGGAGGACAATGGAGTATGGGTGATGAAGCCGACAGAGAAGGTCTTAAAGAAGACTTCACACCGGAAGATATTTTTTGACAAAATATTGGAGAACGGTGCCGATGTGAATCACGTGGCAATAAGAGTAAAGCATTTGGAAAACACGAGGGTTAATGCAGCTAACGGAGCGTTTCGAAACTCTGATATTGCTGATGATCCTTGCGAGATTTATTACGACATTGGTTCCGTGGCAGAAATAGATGCTGCTGCTGTTTTTACAACAGGTTTTGAATTGAAAAAGGGCTGGACATTTCTCATCAAAGAAAGAATTTGCCAAAAAACACGCAATGATGATTTGTTTGTGCTGGTACCAGGCCAAAAAGTTCCCTTCCGTGGGAAAGCAATGCTGATCAAAAACAATCTTTTGTGAACTATCTTTTGTGAACTATCATTAAACAACAACATTAAGATGATGGATGACGGGTTGAATTGTGCTGCTCCGGACCTTTAAACTACGAAGTATTTGCAGTGCTTTCAAACGGAATGCAATGAGGATATACAAGTTTCATCAATCTATCCGGTAGCATATTTTCATTTTGCATCATTTGTATAGCTTCACGATCATCTTTCAGGTGCTTGTCTATGTTGTTTGTTTTGAAATTATGACAAAACATACATAATGGACGTTTGTTCTTCCTGGTGTCATCTTTCGAAAACCTCCATGGCCAGATATGATCATATTGAAACTTTTCTTTCTTGAGCTGTACTCCCTGAAGTAGACAAGCTTCTCCAGGTACTGCAGGGCACATAAAGTCTAACTCTCTGAGATGTTCAAGGAATTCATTATCATTCCTTTTTGGTTTTTTTATCGTTCTCTCAAAACTTTCTTCACTGTCTTTACTGTCTTTACTGTCTTCACTGTCTTCCCGACTTTCGCTTGTGAAATCATATTTTCTTTTGAAGCTATCTATTTCATAAAAATTATCAACTCTCTTTTGAGTTTTGTCATAAACATCAAGTGACTCCCTGACTATTCTCATTAAATTCCATTTGCTTGAGTTTTGAAGGAATTCTTTCACAATTTCGTCGTCCAAGACCATCTGTACCTTTTTAATATTCAAAAAGTTGTTATAGGCCCAAAGAATACCATTTTCTTTTGCTCTTTGCATGTCTTGTAAATCCTTTTTAAATGAATTGTACTCTGCATTTTTGATGACAAGTAGTCTAGCAATGCTCGAATGATCCGGGTGGTCAATGTCACACTCGTATAGTTCTACTTTGTGTGTTTGAATATGAACTTTCAAAATAGCATTTTTTTTCAAACATTCTTTCCAAAGTCCACAGAGTGTTTTGACAAAACGATAGTAGTCGTAGAATGCTTTGCATATGCGACTGCCAGCAAGAGTTGAATTGTCGGGGTATCTGGTAGTCCGGGATAGTGCTAACCATTCGTCTTCACTGAATTCTAGAGGGCGAGCTTTCATGCGTTCATCGAATGTGTGTGCTTTTTCTTCTATGAAGCGTGTACGTTCTGTTTGCAAGTCCCACGCTAGCCCATTGGAAGAGCCACAGCCCTCCCAGGGTCCAAGTAGTTTACGTAGTGAGTTTATCTTTTCTTCGTTCATCTTCTTTTGTTTTTCATTGAGATCCTCCTCTGGTGTTTCAGACTGTGCGTCGTCAGACATGGAACTTATGGAACTTCCCCCGTTTCGCGCGCGACTGGCTTTAAGTCAATCACGGACACGGGCACACGTGCGAAAGAGCGCGGCCGCATCTCATCGGAATCGGCCGCGCTATGAATGATGGATTGTTCCCTCTTTTGGGGTTTGTCTGTTCCGTGTTATCTGATTCTAGCGAACAAGAAGCACGTGCCCCCGACACATGGATACGGATGCGTTCGAGATCGGTTGAAGAGATGGGTGCGATCACGCACTCTTGGTGAGAAGCTCGGCAAGCTTCGCCGGTGGGTAGTATCCTGGAAAGAGTTCCCCGTTTATCTGCCATGTCGGGAATGCCTCTATGCCTTTCGATGCACAAAGCTCCTCCTGGTTTTCACAGTCAACATAGTCGAGTCCTCGCGGGTCGGCTTCAGTGATGTTCAGTATGGCAAGCTGTTTCTTTGTGAAGCCACACCATGAGGCACCGTAAAAGGTGGATCCAGCATCTATGAGCTGCTGTAACACATTAGAGTCGGAACGTGGGACCGGGGCCGGAGCCTGCGCCATGGGTGGCGGGAGTGCTGCGGATGGCGGTGGTCCGTTCTTCATAGCGAGGAAGATAAAGAAGAACGAAAGTGCTAGAGCGAGTGCGTAAAAAAGATTTTCAATCTCATCAAATTCTTGCATGACTATATATTGTAAGTATTCTATTTCATTTAGTTACTTTCTAACGCAAAAAAATATTTATGTACATTATAATGTCAACAAAACTACCAAATATAGGAAACATCTACCCCTACCCCCAAACCAAACAGGAAAAGGAAAATGCGAAGGCGAACTATAACAGACTAATTATGTCAATGAAACTCCTTCATATTGTGCCTAGTATATACATCCAAAATCATACACCAAAACCCAAACGATCAAGACCGTCTAAGAATCGCGCGTCTACCAAAAAGAAAGCACGCTCTGTTGGAACGTGGAGGGGCACAACAAACAATATTGGTGAAAGTTTTTTGAAACATGATGGAAGACCATTCACACCAATAGATCAAAGAGCTTTGAATCTTAAAAAAAGTCTTAGAAATTTACATAGAACAAAAAAAGTAACATCACGAGTAAAAACTGGAAGCGTCAACGTCAAGGAGCGTAAAAAGGTTTTCGAAGGCAAGCAAAATGAAAAGCCCAGTGTCAAGGGGCGTGCACGTGGTAGACGTCTCTCATTAAATCAATTAAAACGATTCGAAGGGGCGGCACCCAAACCCACTCAAACCCCTCATTCATCCCGCAACGGGCGTGTAGTTTTAACTTCTCGGTAAGTAAAGTTGCTTCTTATTCAGGGAGCGAGAAGAACTCAAGCGCATCCTCGCGCATTGCTCTGACACCAAGGATCCAAGTAGTCTGCTTTGGAACGTTTTCGATCGGGTCCATTTTGATGTCTCGAACGACAGTGAGATTTCTTTTCATGAAGGGTGCCTCGTAGAAATCTCTTTTCATTGTGCGTGCAATGATGTCGTTTGTTTTGCAATATTGCTTGTAAAGTCTCTGAAATTCTGTTTGAATAATGTAATATTCCGGATGAAACTCAATCTTTCCATTTTGAAGGAAATTTTCCAAAGAGTTTGTCTGAGCTGCATTTTCTTTTCTCAATTCAATGAAGTATTCAGGAAGACTGTCCCAAATTCTTGATTTCACTTCTTTCGTTTTCTTTAGGTATGCCTCGTTACAACGAACCATGATGTGGCCTAGTTCTTCTTTCAACTTTTCTGGCATCTGAGGGTCTACCTTCTGAATTATCTGTGAGAAATGAAAGTCGACTCGTCTTCTTGATACACTTTCACCATTATCTTTGAATTCTATCGTCTCATTTGCACCCATCATTCCAGGCAGATCGAATGGGTCGAACTCTATGGTTTCTACTGCGTATTTCTTTGCTGATGCAAGCCTTCCGCCCTCCACCACCTGTTGAAATTGAGCTTGATCGCAATGATCGGCAAAATTTCCGGTGATCTCTGGAGCCAGCCACATCATTTTTTCTTTACATTTGCTCCATCCATATTGTTTCTCTAAATTATTCTGAATGTATGCTACATCTTCAGCGTCGAAAAAGTTGTACACGACATTGTCTATCGTGGTACTTTTTCCGGAATTTCCGACTCCAATGAGTAGGAAGAAGACCTGCCACTTCTCAAGAGTCAAAGGTGAGGGGGTGCTGGCAATCGGGTGGCACATACGCCCGCAGGCGGCCCGGAACCATTCCTTGACGTCTTCCGTCCACCGCTGGTGTGTACTGATTTTCTCGAAGGTGATCGGATTCGCATTGTCTCGAGAGGGCGGCAGGTTGCAATCGTGGAAGCATGCTGCAACTTTCCCTCCTTCTGTCATTCGTTTCAAAATTGGATCACTTGATGGATTCTGAGACTCAAACAAGATCATGTGAGACTCTGGTGTGAACACGCCCCGTTCGTCCATGACTGATGTGATGTAGATTCCGTTTCGGAATGCATGTATTCGCCTTTCTTTCTGCAGATCCATGAATTCATGCTGTTGAGCTTGCGTCAGGAAATCTATAACGAATTGTATGTTACCCTTCGAGCTTGTAGCGTTTTCGAAGTTTTCTGAGTGAAGGTGAGAATTGATGTGTCCCCAGACAAAGTCTTTGATTGAACACATTTTCTTCCACGAATACGTGTATACTCCATTAATTATAACTGGTATCATGACATTATCGTGGTATCGTTTGTATCCGAGAATAGAAAGAGTCTTGAGAATACTAAGCAGAAGTTTTTGATGTGGAGTCGATTTCATTTCGGGTGAAGCCCTGAAGCGTTTGCCAAACATAGTGATGGAAGACGTTGCCCCGGGTATATTTCTGATGCTGTCGGTACCAGTGGAAAAAAGATTTTGTAGATGCAGAATACCTGCCTGTATGTTCTCAGCATAATATAGTATCTCCAAAAGGCGTGACACTCTGTACTGGGCGTCATCATCATGTAATTCACGCACATTGGCTTCGTCTGCCATTTGAAACATGGTGTTCATCATCTCACCAAACTCGGACAATCGCCGTTTCCTTGACTCCATTAGGTCTGTGTGAACCGGTGTTAGTGTGCTGTTGGGTCCTCCTGTTTGCTCTAGCATTTGGTGCAGGATATCACCATTATCATAAGTTGTTGGATCGGGCGAGTTATTGTCTTCAGTATCGGCACCCGCTGTTGAAGAGGCTGATGTGGTGAGAGGAAAGAGTGTATTGATGAGCTCGACAGTGGATTTGTATGTTAATATACTCGGGTTAGTTCCCGAAATTTCCATTTCTCCTTGTCGAAGTCCCCAATTCCGCTCCATATTATCTATGAGAGGATGAAAACTCACTTCGGTATCCATGTGTTATTATAACAAGGTATATTCAAGTCTTTAAATAGCAAACGCAACAACACAAGAATCTGTTGCGAGCTTCTTAGTCAGCTGCCCCTCGTGGCGGCAAGGTTGGGTTTGAGGGGTCACACATGTGTGTGACCCCTCAAACCTGTGTGAAGATCTCCGATGTACACATGTGTATCACCTGTAATCGCATCTCAGACGTATCCAGAAGCCAGATTGGCAAGCGCGTCGACGACACGAGAGATTCGCGCGACACCCTGCCACCCCCCCCCTAGCTCGTCACACACACCACGCCAAGTCAAATGGTCTTCAGAGAATGTGGCACTCCCGGATGTCATTTGAATGACTGTCACATGGGAGCGCACTCGTTTGAGAAGGATATGGGCAAACGCTGCAAATATGTTGTCAACACGGTGCAGAAGACCAACGCCGTTCTGAAGAATGCCGTGATCTCCCCCGTGAGCGAGACAAGTTTCAATCGTTCAGATGAGGACAGCTATGGCAGCCTTGGCAAATACGTACACAGGTACAGTTTTGCCAGGGCCTGTCTGATGGCGACGAAGATGAACCCAATCACCAATGACATCTTGTATACCGAGTCGTCCGATGGAGCAGCAACATACGAGTTACTTCGGGCAGGGTTCCTTCAGAAGCAGCTGCACCCCTGTAATGACAACAACCCGGAGAAAGACCCGAATGCCACTGAGAAACTGAAAGCCATGTTCCCGGAGGCTGTTGTCGAGCACGGTGACATTCATGAGATCTACAAGAAACAGCAATGGCTCGGGGCGTGGTTCGACCTGGAGGAAACCTGGACTGTGAAGGAGACGCAGAAGTGGAAGCTTGACGAGAGGGTCCCCGACTTCCACCGGGCAAGAGCCTTTGCTGTGACTCTTACAAGTCTACGTGTCAACGGCGGCGCAGAGGTACTCGCTAAAGATCTCGACCACCTTCTGTACGACAAGGGTGGTGAACAGGAGGAACTTACCCGGGCTTACAATGGCAAGTCAGGGATCATGAACATGGTCTTCGGCATGGCTTTCTTCAAGGAGCCACCCATTACATCAAAGTCGCTGTACATCGAGGTTCGCTTGAAGGAGCTTTCCATTCCGATGCAAGAGTTTGCTCACTTATCTTCACGCGAATGGCCAGACAAGGACAAGTACAAGGTGGTGAACGGTTGCTATCGTGCCGTGGTGACCAAGCGTCTCGGGAACAAATTCTACCTGAGCTACATGAATACCGACAACAACTACTTTGAACGAAAGGAGGAAGCTCAATTCGAAGAAGTCAAAAAGTGGCATAAATTGTCTTCCTCGTCTTCCTCGTCTTCCTCGTCTTCCTCGTCTTCCTCGTCTTCCTCGTCTTCCTCGTCATCTTCCTCCTGCTCGTCTCAATCATTCTCTCCTCCATCGGCCCAGTCTATCAATTGCTTCGCTTCACCCACGCCTTCACCCATGGCCTCATCCCATAAGCGCGTGCACACGAATATCTGCCCAGGGTGCAACAAGAAGAAGGGCCGTGGATACCCACCAAAAGAGCAGTGGTATTGCGAAGAATGCAAGTGCTGAGCATATTCTCCTTGTATTGAGAAGAAAGCATGTGCTGAGCATATTCTTCTCAATACGTGTTCGAATTCGCCAGGCCTGGCTGCCACGCTCGTAGAGGTTTGCCGCTGGCTGGGGGATAGGTGTGGTAATACGAAATACCTAGTATTAAAAGAATCAATAATTTAATAACCAACAATGAACTTTAAAGTAACACAATTGGACGGGTTTGAAAAGACTGAGAATACGTCATATCACAGCATACCGTGTATCATTCATTTCTTACCTGGTTGCAACAATTACGAACAATCGTGGAGAGAATTGAATCCTGAATGCATGATAATTTCGTGGGATTCTCCTTCACTTCAAAAAGTTGTGAAGAATTCCATTGCTAAGAACATTCATATCGATTATGCTAAAGATGAATTTGTTGTTTCTTCAGTTTTGTGTTATTTATATGGCGGTATTGTGATCAGCAAACCCGAAAAGTGTTTTGTCAGACTTCAAAATGTATTAGGTAGATTTTCTAATACATTGCTTGCTGTATTTGCATTAGGAGAAAGCAGCCTTCTGGACAATAGTATTTTGATTTCATGTCCGAAGATAAGTGCGTTCAATTCCCTTATGGAATACTATGTTCAAGCAAAGAAACAAAATAAACCAACAGCAGTCGTTTTTAGAGACTTTGTAAAATCTTCCATGGAAGCTTCAAATGATGGCGCTATAATATGTTTAGATTCAAACGTGAAAGATAAGATGACTAACGAGACTAAGATCGAATATATACAAAACTTAAACATTCTTGAAAATTACCTCCCCTCGTCTTCTTTTTTCAAAGTTATCACACCTTCGACCTTTTCAGGCCAAGTCACCCCCTGGCTTACTAAGATTGGTATGAAGGAATCATCTACAGAAAAGACAGGCATACTTGTAATCGATAGTGATTTTTTCGATAATGACGCCCCCATCCCCCATGTAATCGCAGCAGTTTTGGCATTTCAAGATTGTGTGCTGTGTAATGATGCTATTGTCATTGTCGCACATTCACCCCCTGGGGGAATCAGTCTTGATATGATGTTGATACCACAATTGACAATGCTAAATGCCAGGGAAATTTACCGAACGGACCATGTCGCATGGAAGTTATCTAAAAGAAACTAAGATTCTTCATCAAGCTTGTGTTAGAATTTGTTCTTCAGTATATTCTGGCCAAGAGGTAAAACGTCTCTGGATCCGATTTGAACAGTTCTTTCATAGCGTCCCGCGATCCACATCGCAGATCAATGACTGGAAGATCACAGTCAATAGGGGACAAATTTCCTTCACAATCGAAACCTCAAATGGTCCTATCAAACGCAAAATTGATGCCACCAAATCGGATTCATCCAACGAAGACGATCTCGAACGACGTGTTACTTGCTTTTCTGATGAGTAACGAGTCAAACATGCAAGGTCCTGCATGCCATAGGAGAAAGACGGAAAATGATGCTTCATTCACCTTGCTGACCCATCCTTCTTGTTCTTCTTCATCGTCGGTCGTGCCGTGCTTGGTTCTGAAGATTCTATGTTGAGTGCTTGCGCACTCGTGAAACTTCTTGTTGTCTAATGTATTTTTTGTTTAATTCAAATTATTGTTTCATATCATAAGAGGTATGGGTACCGATCTGTCAGTGCACGGCAAATGTGTTTCACCTGGCACTTCCAGTAGAGGTGCTGCCTGGTGTGACGTCTCTTCGCGACAACCAGTTGTGAGAACAAGGTGCGTAGCTTTGGTCGGCACGTGTATGTGTTGAGGATGTTATTGATGTCCTTCCTCGTGCAGAGCATACCTCCTTCACACGAAACGCACAGGGCGGAGACGCTGTTGTTCTGCAGTCGGATTGGTGGTGCTCTCTTCTTCCAGCAGAGTTCGCAAGCTCTTGCAGCTTTAACGTGTTCCCGTATGGTAGGTAAAGCGTTGACAATTGAGAATGACGACGTGCAATGTGCGTTGCAGAGTCTCTTGAACCCAGCTTTGCGCAGAATTTCTTGCCATATCGTGAAGTCACTGACGATCTGTCTGTATTCAGACGAAACACAGAGAAGGCACAACAGAGAAGGAATGTCTAGATAGCCGGAGCACACGTCCACCACCTCTAGCATGGGAAGTCGATTTGGTCGGTCGGGTTTGACCCGGTTGAGTATGGGGGGGTACACATGTGTACCCCACGTAGAGGGTCACGAGGGAAGGGGGCCTGCCTGTTTGTTTCTTGTTTCTTCTCTAAACTTAAGGAAAGAAAGAAGAAACAAAGCAGTAGGGGTCGTCCCCCGGCTGGCCTTTCCGGGGGTCACACATGTGTACCCCCTACTCAAGATCAAACCCGACCGCCTCGATTCGAGGCGGTCGGGTTTGAACGGTCCGGTTTGGTGTTAAAAGCTTTTCTATCGGAAAAGTCACAATGGAAGACGAACCAGCAGTCCCCAAGAAGCGTGGGCGGAAGCCCCTCCCCCCGGAAGAGAAGATGAAACGTGGTCGAAAGCGCGTAGTGCATCAAGAAATTCAGAAGCGGAAGCAGCAGGGCGCACCACCGCTTCAGATTTCATTCGTATGCGATGCTCAGGCAAGTGCGACGCCAATGGCATCGTCGGCGACAATCATCAACCCGTTTGCTGAACATGGAGTGACTTCATCATCTTCAAACACACTCAAGCCTTTCTCTTCTGAGCCAGAGCCGGCCCCGAGGGTCGCCCGACTTCGAAAGACGGCCGCTGTCACGGCCCTAGAAGAGTCTGACGATGATGAGATCCCGGCGGTCCTATCAAAACCGAGAATCGATGTGTCACACTTGAGTGGGGAGAAGTGTATTGAGATACTAGGTGCGCATACCGGTCGCAAAGAATGGCCCTCTTCTACTGAAGTTGCATGCTGGAACTGCACTCATACCTTCAATGGCATTCCTCTTTCGATCCCAGGGGGATTTGACAAACGTCAGAGCATCATGGTTGGATGTTATGGCGTTTTCTGTAGTTTCAACTGTGCCAAGAGGTACTGCATGAACCAGAAGCGTCATGATTCAATGCAACAACTTCAGCTCTTGACTTACCTGCACAAGAAGATGTTTGGGAGCATTGCAAGAATTTTTCCGGCCGCTCCAGTTCAGGTTCTGGACAAGTTTGGTGGCTACATGGGGATTCAAGAATATCGCAAAAACTTCATCACTCTGCCTCCGGAGAATCAGATGTTCGATCCCGTAGTACGCCAAGATTACGTGCAGTTGATGAACGAGAGACAGGTTCCATACTTTTACAATGTGCTGCACTCACACAATCAGCAACTCATGACCGACTCCATTCAAGAGAAGACAGTTCGCAACCGAGCGTATGAGCGCACCACGCCCCTTCCGGGGTCGCAGCATCTTACACAGATTATGGGAATCAAGTCTTAGTCGAGACTGGTCATGTCGGAAGCAAGAAAGGGAGTGGCGTGGGGAGGAACGGGGTTCGGTAGGGCATCTCTACTCAGGCACAGAACGAAAAGCATAGCAAACGTTTCTTCCCTTGTGTAAACACTCTGGAGTTTAGTAATTGGGCTTCGGCAGTAAGGACAGTTGCCGTCCCCACCCTCGTTGAGACTAGACTGAACCCATTTTTCAATACATTTTTTATGACATTTGAATACACAAGTCTCACACTTCCATTGTTCAATTTCTCTTGAAGGAGATTCGTCTTCACAAATCATACAAGTGTACATACTGGTATAATCGTTCAAAAAAAGACAAATCAAGTGCACGCATATATAAATGTCTAACTCTAACATTGGTACGAACCCTGGACGTCACATACTATGTATATTTCTATTTTCTAATAACCGCTTAATTATAATGTTATAGTATGTTATATGAAACTTCGTATACTTAACTCAGTTATTGTGTATTTCTTAATTATTTACATCATATCGAATTCAAAGTTACTGTCTCTTTTTCTTTCAATAGTTTTTACTTTACTGTTTTCAAAACAAAAATTACTTCCGTTACTTTTATCATACTATCTCATATCAAGTTGGATTGAATGGTTTTTACATAAGTATCTCATGCACGAATTTGCAGCAAATGACCATTCACATAAAATACACCATTTATTAGTTGTACCAAACATGAATCTCATCAAAAAGGACGAATTAAATGCCACTGATTTTAGTTGGAAAATGTTATTCATAATTACCTCTGTTACTTTTATTACATCATTTTACTATTTTTATAAAATGTACAATATAAAACCAAGTGTTCATTTTGTGACTATACTAGGGTGTATATTTCTAATATCTATGATATGGAATAATCTTCACAATGCAATGCACTGTCAAGATCTCACCTCAACAATATTTTATGGTCCTCCTTCAATAATTTCTAAAGAGACTGCACGATCCCTACCCTGGTTTGACACCCTCTACAGTCATCATTATCTCCATCATGTTGTCAAGAAGCCAAAGGGTAACTTCAACATAGTACTTCTAGGTATGGACAAACTTATGGGGACAGAAGTTGATGAACAACACGAAATTTATTTCAACAAATGTGATTGATCTAATTCATCAAGCTTTTAAAGTGAGAGATATTACTGTGTGAATTCTGAATGGGGAAAATGTGACTATTCTGTTGTTAAGAAATACGGTCATTCTATGTGGGTGGTTAAAAATGCAAAATGTGAAGATATTTAAGAGATAATGTGATTTTCAAATGACGTGTTTGCTGATGATTGGTGTTAATATTGTGTTCTTGCACTTGGTGCCATACTTAAAAAAGTTGGAGGAAACCGTTTCAAGACATTCAGCCACGTGAATGCTACAGGAAAAGAAAAATTTAGATTGAGTACAATAGGATATGCTGTATTCTTTGTCGTTCAGACTATTATTTTTGCGGTAATTCTTTCAATGGCGTAAGATGACACACAACGTAGTTATTTCCGAACAAGAACACTAAGCCCCCACACAACCCTCACTTGTTGCTTTCCTCGTGGGTCTGGGGACCGGAGCACAGCCTCATTACCCACGGCTTCGGGTTGCCGGCGTAGAGGTGGCGCGGGATGTAGCGCTCGCGGCTGTGGTAGTTGTCCCAGTCGTTGTCCCAGTCGTTGTCCATGTGCGGGTCATTCCACATCTCGATCTGGGGCGTGTTGTTCGAGAACAGCGTGTCATACACATGGTCGTTCATGCTGTAGGAGAGGCGCAGGTACTTGCACACGTGCTTCCAGAAGGTCATGGCGTCACGCGAGATCTTGAAGTAGTGCAGCTCGCGACCCCCACGGTAGCCGGGGTAAAGGAAGCCACGTTCGGGCATTGCACCATCGCCGATTGCGCCACCGTTGAGTATCACAATGATATGGCAGATCAGCTCTTTGGGGAGGTCAAACATGAGGACCGCTGGCTGGACGTACTGATGGTCCATGGTGCGACTTCGAGGGTTTCTGGACACGATCGGTGTTGTGCGAGCACCACAAGGGAAAATACGACTTGACGTATAAGAGACAAATATGTATTCGACGAAGAGTACGTGGCGGCCCTAGACTCATTTACAAAAAAGCGTGGGATATATGAAAGCTAAAGCTTATCAAGTCTATGTTTTCACCTAACACAGTTAGAGTTAGTCATAGTGAGTGACATCAATGCTTCCACGCCGATTTGCTCCTTCAGCGATTGATCCATGATGGTGAAAGTGATGTTCAGATCAGACCCAAGGAAAGTCTCAGGTACCCACTTTGCTTGAGTGATCATGAGCTTGGCCTGGGCTTCCGTAAGCTCCGTGGTCGTGACGTTCGCCTTCAC